TATACATATTCCCTCCTTACCAACTGTCATAATCTTGTAAGTAATTCCATTGACTATCGCCATCATAAAAATGGCATTTATTTGCCGAGTCACCGGAACCGGTTTCAATACAAAAATCAGCTTCGTGTGCTGTTGGTGCGGTTGCTCCTAAAGCAGGAAATTGTAATGTTCCTGTTCCATACATAACAAAACTATAATCTCCACCGTCAGGTTTTAATGTTAAACTTACTTGATGTGAACTATGCAAAGCACCAAAAGATGAAGAATGGAGTGCAGAAGAAGCAGACGTCATAAGATAATCTCCACTTCCACCAAATATTCTGGCTATTGTTTGAGTAGAACCATGAGAAATATCATAAAAATTTAATATGTTTCTTCCTGTAGTTTTAAATGTTAACCCATCATAATTTGATGAGTAACCATTTAAAAAATCATACATTCTAATTCCACTATCTTCAAATGTTATATCTTCATTACTTCCACCACCAACTTTTATTGAACCTCGAACCGTCAATCCTGAACCATCCCATAATAAACAATTTCCACTTTTAGCCGTTGCACTACCAGTTCCAATATTAAGTTTATATCCACTTGAATATCCCATCCAAATCCCTGCTGTTGAATCTGTATAACTTGTTTTACCTGCTGTGTAAAGATATCCTGAACTATCAAGCACAATCTTTCTTACTGTAACAGAATCTGTATATATATCTCCACCATCAATTTTTGTTACATCAGTAGCATGTTTCCAAGCTTCTATATTAGTTTTAGTTGTACCATCTGTAAACATTTTTGCAGTAACACCAGAGTCTAGTCCAGCTACTATAATTTTTCCTGCACTGATAGAGGTTAATGCTACTTTTGCATAACTTGTACCGTTGGCTATATCATCTAAATCTCCTACGCAAAAAGCAAGGTCAATATGTCCTGAACTTATATCTGTAATTGCTACTTTCCCATAAGTTGCTCCATCTGATATATTGTCAAGTCCACCTTCACATTCGCTTAATTTAATATGTCCTGAGCTTATATCTGTTACTGCTACTTTTCCGTAACTTGCTCCATCATCTATATTATCTAAATTTCCTAAAGCAGCGGAAAGCAGTATCGCACTTTCTGATAACGAAGTTCCTAACACCTTTCCATAAGTATCTCCATCGCTAATATCATCCATGCTTCCTGAACAAGTACTTAATAAAATATTACCAGCCGTTATAGCTGTAAGATTTACTTTTCCATAACCTTCTCCATTTGCAATGTTGTCAAGCGAACCATCACATTGTGCTAGTATAATCTTTCCGGCAGTAATACTAGTTAATAATACTTTTCCATAAACACCATCTTGTATATCATCTAAATCTCCTGCTGCTTCACTGAGCAAAGCAAGTCCCTCTTCAAGTGCACTAGCATATACCTTTCCATAAGTATCTCCATCGCTAATATCATCTAAGTCTATATCTAATTTACTTATATTTATTTCTGTGCTACCAATATGTCTACCTGCTATAGCACCATCTGAGATATTAATTGCAGATATATCATTAATAACAATATCTTCTAAATCTTGAATCCTTAATTTAAGAGCAAGAATATAGTCAGTTAATTCTTTATATTGTTCTTTTGTTATATTAAATTCTTCCAATTGATTACATCCCCCATTTTGGTGGTTCGAGCCTAAAGACAATTGCATAGCCTTGAATTTCTGCTGCGAACTTATCTGACATCCAAGGTTTAAAAGCTAACGAACGTGCTCTTAGTCCAGTAGCACCAAATCCTATATCATACCATGCTGTTGTGTTTGCTAATAATGTTTTACTTACATAATGTTCAGTATTCGCATCAAGTGTATAATACATTTTTAATGTTGATGTGGCTTCTGATGTAGTTTTTACTTTTATATATATATTATACCATGCTTTGTATCTGTCTGGCATACCTAAATCCACACCTTGCACATCATCATACCACGTTATATCGGCTCCATCGTCATTTAATCCATCAAAGACATGATAAACTCTACCTATTGTGTTAGACCCACCATATAAAGAATATTCATCTGTACCTTTATCCCATATTGAATAACACGAAAATCCTAAATTATATACTCCTGTAGTTTTAGTGTTAAAATCAAAATATACTGTTTCATTAGGGACTGTACTAGCTCCTTTTGGATATGTTAAAAAATACATATTGTCAAAGTAAACTCCAACTGATAGATGTTTGTACGTTCTATTGATATTGGTCATTACATATTTAGATAATTTAATATCTAATTCTTGTCCAGATTCTCCGTTGAAATAGTATATACCATTGTTCCCTAGATATACTAATATATTTCTACAGTTACATAATGAACGTTCAGCAGTACATCCTTCATTTGAATACGCATTTTTAAAATTATATGTACTAGAGTTATACCCGGTTAATCTTTCTAGCGAACTAGGAGTAAAGACAGGAAGTGTGGTTAATTGTTCTTTAAGTCCTGTTATCTTATGTTTATTCCCTGTTGGGAAAAAGGTCTCTGCTGAGAAATATTCATTTTCAATTTCTGAAATATAAAGGTTTTCATCATCTGCTATACATATCCTAGACCTACGTGGACATATAAGATGTGGTGTAGTAGGTGGTGCTGTATGGTTTACGTGCAATTCGGTACCTGCTATAAGCGTTGAATCTGCTTGTGTGGAATCATATGTTTCAGTTGTATTATTATCAACTGCTCCGTCATAATAGTATGTAGAGTAATCATCAACAACTGTTCTATATATATAACGTTTCGCAATCTTTGTATCTGCTGACACAGGAATATTAATTTTTAATCCATCATTTGGATTAGCCCCAGCAGCAATATTTGCACTAGCTGCTCCACCATTACTTTCAAATCCATCTGTATCTACATAAGTTACTTTAAATTTATAATTACCAGTTGATAACAAACCATTTATTTGTGAATTTGATGTAGGTGCAATTGGAACGGTTATACCTACTGTTTCCACATAAGTAGTATCATATTTCCACATACCTATTCCGTTCACAATATATGCTTTATTTTTAAAATTAATAAAATGTGTTTGTAAATCTGCTGTAGTAGTAAAATCTGTTGCTGCTTTTGATAAAAGTGCAGTTCCAGCCCAAGGAGTAGCGGATGCAAGTTTATACCATTTGGTATTCCATGCTACTAAAAACTCTTTAGTGAAATCCTGTTGATACATTCTGTGTATGCCAGTGATTCCATGTGCAGCACCTAAGCTATCGGTATTATATTTAGAGTGTCCCTTTCTTTTTACTATCCTTCCATATTCGTCAAATGAACAATTATGTAAGGATTCAGGTAATCTAGGAAGGTTTTTTAACTTTATATCACTAGGACTCGTATCATCTAATATTCTTAATATTTGTTTTTTAGCTATTGCCATATTGTCCTCTTTTCTTCTGAAAATGTATGCCCTTTGTGAATATATATCCCTTTTGGCATATTTTACATATTGAGGGCATTCACGACACGCCGAGAAGTCCTCGTCCTTGCTGGTATCATCCTATTTGGTTGATTACGGTGTCCATGCACAACTGAGTTAACAAGTCCAACACCTTTCCAAAATTCCCCCAACTGTTCTCTATATAAATCAAATTCTTTTTTCTTGTACCAACATCTTGCAAGAGCAAAACTAACAATATATGTTCTAAAAGCAACTAATCTATAATCACCTGATAAAGGAGCTACTCCATCCGCAGCTACCATTGTAGGTGCTCTTTCTATTCCGTAATATACTACTGTAGCTCCTACTGCTAATGAAGGAACAAATCCTATCATATCTCCTCTACGATAATATCCTATTGGTTGAGTTGCAGTTCTATTTCTCCATGCATTACCTTTCCATTCATCTGCTTCTATAAGTGAAACTTGTTCAATTTTTTTATCATTGTAAATAACTCCACCCGCATCAAATGTGATAAAGTCGGAGCTTAAACGTAACTCTCTATCATTTGTAACATCATCAGCTACAATAGTATATGAGTATTTTTTGCTTAATACTCTTGTATGTGATGTGAATTTTTCTGCACCAATATTAGCCCATCTTATTATTTGTGTATCAGACCAAAACTTGTTTTCTGCTGTTGCAGATTCGTCAAGCAAGTCTCTAACTTCTGTAACAATTTCATCTATATCAGCTAAGATAGCCATATTTAATCACCTTCTTTAATCTTTAACATTTCCTCTATTCTTAACAAACGTTTGTTTAACATCTTATAATTAGCAGTTTGTGTACTAATATTTTCCTTAATAGTCTTTATGTCCACAGATGCGTATTGCATAAATGTGTTTATTTTATCATATTGTGCTTGACATTTTGACCATACACTATCGTAATTCATTTTATCCCCCTATTTTTAAATCTGCATAATTGTCTGGTAGTTTCTTTTTCTCTACCTGATTATTAAAAGCTCTCTTCCTATCTTCCCTTGCGTTTAAACCGGGCTTATAAGGCACGTTCCACTTACATTGAATGTTTAAATTTGGTGAAAACTGTCTTACCATGTGTCCACCACAATCACATTCTATTCCTTTTTCTGATTTATCAAAGTGCATATTAGCTTCTTTTATTATTCCACATTCTTTGCATTTGAAATCATATAATGGCATTTCTTTCCCCCTTATTTTTTTCCTTTTTTTCTAGGAGTTTTACATTCACCTCTACCTTTATTAGCACGAGTTCCTTTTCCACTTCCATCTCTTTTTGGTGTTCCTTTAGCCATTATAGTGCGTACCAAACTACATAATCACCTTCGGCTGCATCCAATAGAACAGTTATTCCTTTTGAACACCATACTGGAAATTGCATTATATGACAAGGATTCAAGTTTTCATCGCATCCTTTTACATAATCAACTACCGTATCATCAGTTATAGTAGCATCTGGTGAATCCCATACTGTAGCTAGAACATCATCACTATCATCTGTTACAACTGATATACCTAGATACCAGCATGGAAATGCACATATTGCAGCACTAGCTGCCTTTAATCCACTTGATTTTGCTTTCATGTTTATCTCCTTTGAATTAGTGGTTTTTAATCGGGGAAACCACCAAACCCTTCGTAATTAATTTTAAGTAAACTCGAACTTAGTGCTTACTACTTTCTTCCCATTAGGTAATATTAATACTAAGTAGAAATCCTCTGCACCGGATGTATAGCCCAATGTGACATCTATGTCTCCATCTGTTTCACTATTTAACACATACAATACATCAGTTATTAATACTGTTAGTTCACCATCTGAACCAATAGCAAGTTCTGTAGTAGAAGTAACTCCATTAACAGTTGTTCCAGTAGCTTCGGTAGATAAGTATGCAAATACTGCAACGGAACTAGCCATGTCATCTCCATCAGCATCTTTTAACTGAATTGAAGCTGTAACTGTAGCTGTGTCTGCAGAACCTACTGTGATAGTAGCATCAACACATCCTACACATTTAGTTCCTTGTAAAACAGTAATAGATGATTCGGCAGTATCTATATCTGATTCTATATCCACAATCTCGTCATAGAGACCAAATGGTTGCCCTGTTTCAATTTTTTTGGTTATTGTCATATTGTCTCCTTTATAAACTTAAAGTGGGAATTTCTTCCCACTAATTTTTTTAAGCGTTAAACGCAATTACAGTACTTGTCTGAACGTGACCATCTGGAAAGATTATGTTAAGATAGTTATTAACAATGCCAGCACCGTCAAGTGTCATTCCAAGCGTACCATCATCTTCTGAGATACCTGTTGCAGTATAAGTTGTTAAGTCCTCTATAATTATTCCATTTGTTAAAGTAGCATTTGCAGCGATTTGCTCTACAGTGTCACCATCTGCATCAGTCGAGTAATACATTCTTATAGCAGATTTAGTTTTCATGTTATTTCCAGCATAATCTAACAATTGTATTTGTACTCCAATTGTTGCACCAGTAGTAGCGATTGTGAAAGTACATGAATCTGGCTCTCTGATGTCATATCCGGTAATATGTTTAGACATTTATTTTCTCCTTTATTTTAATAATTAATCACCAGTACATTCTATTACAGTACTAGTTTGAATGTGTCCGTCTGGGAATA